ATGCCCTCAATCGTGCGATCTACAGCATATTTATCCGGTACTTTAGATTCCATTTGACTTTGATCTCGCCCTGATAATTCGCAGGAAGTGGATGGTTGCTTTCAAATTCTCCATGTTCAGCGAAGCCGAAAATGATGTGAGGTCCTTGTTCTCCTCTGGTCGTCCACGTGCAATTCCCGACGTACCAATTGCGACCTCCCGGAATCCACAACAAAGCGACCCCAACAAAGTCACCGTTGGATGGTTCAAGTTCTGCCAGATCATCAGGCATCCAAATACTGTAACCTTCTCCAGATGCGTCGGATTGAAAACTCTTGGTGTGCAGGTAACCATCGAATTGAATTTCGGTGTTGTATTCTGCGGGACCATGCTTGATTGTTTTCTGCGTGAATTCGATCCAGTCATCTTGTGGCGTCCCAATTGAAAAGCTCGCACCTTTTGCCTGTTTCCAAACTGGCGTAAAACGAGCGATTTCATCTGGCGTAGGCGTGCCTCCATTTGGATCGCACAGGTATTTGTTCTCCTCAAGCCACGTGGCTAGTTCTTCCAATCCTACAACTTCACTCATCGGGGGTCTCCTTTGTTGCTAGATATTCGGTCAACTTCTCCTCCAGCTTTGCGGCAGAAACTCCCACCAGTCCGGGGAAACCTGCGCCTTCAAATTGAAGGTTGATCTGTTGCTTCAGCCAACTCAAAGCCAAGGGACTGATGTTGTAATCGGCTTCGCCAGTTTCCATGACATTGATATCGAATTGATTTGCGTCAGCCGCCTTTCCTTTTTTTATTAGCTCATCAATGCAGATTACATCTGCGCGTTTCCAATTCTGTCCTTGGTTGATGATCCAAGAGGCGATGAATCTATCGCCATAATTGAGGTTGATCATTTTTCCTCCTATGTGATTACTAATCGAAAGAACACGGTCACGACAACATCCAAATTCCCCGGCGCACCTGCGGCGATATTGTTCACAAGATCGAGCGAATCATCGTTGGCGGGTTGTGCAGTAGTAGCCGCGCCCCCATGGTCAACCCAAACCAGAGCGTCAGCGGCGGTGTTCCATGAATAGACTAAGGTGCTTGCAGCTTCGGTAAGATTGTAAGCCCTGATCTCAACGTCCCAATTGTTTGATCCGTCGTTGGGTGTAGCGACTCTCGACTTGGCGGCGATCCGAGTGAAATATGGATTGTAATCTGTTCTTAGTTTTCGGCGGTCACCTCTCCTTCCTGCGGCTGTGCGGTTCAAGAAATGAGACATATAAATTGCAAATTCCTGAACGGTCAACCACTGGGTATTTGAAGAATCGTAGAAACAAAGCATGTCTAGATCGGTTCGGTAAAACAGATCGTTATCATTCAGATTGGCAGTTGGGAAAGAAGTCCCTCCGAATTGGCTCATGTGGCCTTCGCCGTAAAGCCTCATCACTGTGGTTCGTGAAGTCGTACCTTGCGCCGTGGCTACAAACTGGAGATGTGAACCTTCATTCGCTACACCAAAATTCTCATTGGCAAAGGCTTCAAAACCGACAGTGTTTTCAAAGTCTGCCCCATCGTAACCACCGAAGATCATGAACCCAAGTCGATCACCCGACTGAACGGCTGACGGTGTTCCGTAAGAACCTCTTGAACTCTGCGCTACCCATCCCGACCCTGCACCTGCACCTCCACTCGGATGGAAGCCAACCGAGAAGAAAATGCAATTCGATCCGTCAGCAATCAGACCAAAGGGATAGCGATAGCCATGCGTAGCGTGGTTCTGATCCCAATAAATGATATGAAACATCTCGGCAGGAAAGATCGTTGGTTCAGTCGCCAAGTTGAACATCACCAAATCCTCAGCACCGTCGGTAAAGATGGCATGTGTCAAGGTGTTAGTTTCAACTCGATAATCAATATCGTTGCTATCCTCGTTGACGACAATTTCACCACCATAGAAGGTCATTTGCTCCCAACGGTTCGTTGTGGTTGCTGGAGTGGCGTGAATCTCAACCTGTGCGCCTTGGGCAACGTTTGTAAATGCTTCTTGAGCGATGAAAGAAATGTAAGCGCGGGTGAGAGTATAGGAACCTACAACAGCCTCATAACCTCTCATACCGACGTAGACACCCGAACCGCTAGGCGTTTGACCGGGACTTGATTCCGTTCCGTCCGCTACATATCCAGTCAATCCCACAACCGGAGTTGTGTCCCAGTTGTACCAACTGAAATTCAGGAAATCATCTTCTGTCCCATGAGCTACTTGGTCATCGGTTGAAGGCGAAGTTTGAATTCCAAACCCGACAAAATCATCGCCCGCATTGACGTAAACGGCATCTCCCAAATTGGCAGTTTCAATATAGGTGTCAATATCCAAACCGCCGGGGTTTGAAGCAATAAAATTGGAACCAATATGAAAAATGGAACCTATCGCCCCTCCGGGAGGTTGAGAATAAAAGTCATACTGACCAAGAGTTGTAGACACCTCAGCGGCAAAGATCAGTGAATAAAAAGATGCATCCCTTTGAGGTCTAGTAGCATCAGCGGGATTGAGGCGTGAGTTTACAGACCACTCATAGGAAGGGTCACCACCCGCATCCTTGTGAACCGTCCAATCCATGTTCCCAACATCGGCGGCAGTCAAGTTGCCAACGACGACATTTGTATATTCTGTGATCAAAGCCGATGCGGGATTCTGAGCATCTTTGATTGAAAAAACCGTCCATGTATGAGGGGCGGTTCCTCCAACGGTGACATTATCGTCTCCAGCATCCACGACAAACATATTCGCGTTGCCTTGGGAACTGATGACGGTATCGCTGTCTCTCTGAGTTGAGTTGATCTCAATTCCGTACTCAAAATAACAACCATCGCTCTCCCAAACGTGCTGACCTGTCCAGACGATATCAATGGTTCGATCCAATTGGTGGGTGTGATCTGCTCGAGCAAAGCTAGTGCTAACACCTTCTGTTGAGGCATTGAGGTCTACGCTCGGATCGCTCGGTGCGGCGGCGGCAATGGCATGTTGATGATCCACCCTCGCGGCGAAAGCGCCCGCACCTTGGGCGGCGGCGTCATCAGGTTCAATCGTTCCCGGTGTCCCGCCAAACCCCGGCCATGCACCAGTCGTGGAAGTGTTGGATAGAGTCTCTAACTGCCTGATCCTACCTCGGTTCTCAACGACCAGATTGGTTACTTCTCTGAGTTGCTGTACTTGGTCAACCATGATTACCACACATTCGAGAATTGAACGTCGATCACTTCACCCTGCCGATCATTCACATTGATATTCACTCCGATGATTTGCAGGTTGTAATCTGTGCCCTCCCACTGAGCAGTGATGAGGTCTCCGAGAAAATAATCCCTACCATAAATGGTGCTATCCACCTGAAGCACGTCGAAGTCAAATGCCCTAACAAATTGCCGAGCATCGAGCATCGCTTCGCCTGCGTCTGCCATGGCATTGTTAGTGTCCTCTTGACTGATATTGCGAACATCCTGAATAGAGTTCCAAGGGCTTTCAGCTTCAGCGGCGGCATTGGAGCTTTCGTAGGTGTTTCGTGCGGCGCCTGCACCTGATCCCAAAGCGAGAACACTGGTGACCTCTGACATTCGATCTTCGACATAATCGAGGTTTGCCATATTGCCACGCTCAAGGGAGAAAATCACAGGTGCGTTGCCTGCGCCATTCAAGCCCGTTGAAGGATCAAGACCTGTGGTAGATCTGTCATCTCCCCTCAAAGTCTCATAGGTGCGAAACTCGAATGTATATATACCTCCGCTTACGCCCGTTCCGATCATGTCGAATTGCATATCCGTGACACGACTGATCTCCTGCAGAACAGCCAAGAGATTATAGAAAGCTCGATCTCCGTACCATGCCCCGCCACGTGCCAAGTCAGCTTCAATGGAAACCCCACTCATCACTCCCCCTCGAAGTCTCCCCGCGCCTGTTGTCGCTCCCGGTCCAATATTCTCGTCGGCATACTCTTTCATGACCGTTTCACCGATGCCTGCTTTTTCTGCCTCTGGTTCACCTTCATGCCAGTCGATTGTGCGACGAGCAAGCAAGCTCATAAAAGTCATACCTTCTGTCTCGTAGAATCTCTGACCGGAGTTATCAACGATCCAATGTCCTTTCCTCCCCAACGCTTCAAATTCCAAATACCAATCTAAGCTCTGTGCCTGATCCCTGCGATAAACTTCCAGCAAGAAATCTGTGGTGAAAAGATCAATACGACTATCCCGACCATCAAGACGCATACGATAAGTGCCGATCCCGTTGACCTGTTTGGAGAAAAACAAATCCTGCCAGTCGTCAATGAAACCGACCTGTGTTCCTACAGTGTTTTTGATGATCGCTTGATATCTAGGAGCCATTTAGAAAATCCAAGTATTTACCCAACCCGCCGACGATCCGAAAGCAACAAACATCATGCCCGTGCTCGATGCCTCCTGTTGTTCAACAGTGAAACCGTCAGGGTCAAAAGTCTTGATCGCAAACTCTCCCGATGCTGGACCCGCAAGCCCAAGGTTTTGATAGATATGGTCATTGATCAGATCATTCCAGCAAATCTCAGGCGTGAACTGAATACGTCGATAGCTTGCGTTTTGAATTTGATTGATACCCGCGGGGTCATTATCTGCGGCGGCAAGGTGCATGTTGAGTTGGTATTGAACGGGAGTGTCTTGAACACATATAGCCTGATTGTTCCCAAAGAATAATGCCCCAACTGGAGCAAAGCCAAGCCCCGTAACCGCGAGATCGTTCAAGGTTCCATCACCCTCAAATGCACCCGCATAAAACGGACCGCCTTTCAATGCGATGTAGGTAAACTCAATTGAGCCGTCATCGTTTTCTAGGAAATTCAGAGTGAAACCATCGGCATCAAACGAGACAAGTTCCGCTCGCATTTTTATATCTGTGGTGTTCGCGCCATCTCTGGTCGAACCCATGCACTCGCCATCGTAGAAATAACCCATGCCATTGCTGTTCGATCCATCTTGATGATAGGTTGAAATGCACGCCTCTTCACCCACATCTGATGCGGCTCCAAAACCAATTGCCCTATCACCAATCGTTGACGAATACAAAGCACCAGAAATAAAAATGAGCAAATCAGGTTGAAAGCCCGTTCCTGTGTAGGCTTGATTTCCTGTCGCTCCACCTGCCTTAGTGTTGACCTGATCTGCGAAACTGTCCTCAACAACGTTGGCTGAAAGTGCGAGGTATTGAATTGGAATAGAGGTCGGGAGTTGGTTTGTGACTTCGAGAGTAAAACCGTCAGCATCCATGCTGTCAAATTTCATGGAGCCTTGCAACGCCCCGCCGTAGGAATACCACTTGAAAACCTCTGGCGTTCCTGCATCGTTACAAATGTGACCGTATTCTTGAAGTGCGGCATCTTGCGAAGCCCAACACGCACTATATTCCTCCGTGTCATTCATGAACCCCCAACCTTGAGCGATATGGTCACGGGCATCTTGATCGTTACAATTGGTCACATGATCAGCATTCCAGAATAAGAAAACCACCACAGGCTCAAAGCCAAGTCCAGTCTCGGAAACCGTCGTAGCAACGGCTCCCGTTCCCGACATGAAGCATCCTACTTTTGCGCTCATGAAGCGTCTCCGTAAGTTTCCCAATCAATCGTCACGGTGATGATCCGAGCGGTGTTGTTAGTGTCGAGGTTGAGAATCCATAGTGACCCGCCGTCGTGTTCTCTAGTCCATCCATCCGCAATAATACCCGCCTCATTGGTCACAGCGACAGCGGCGGCGGCAAGGTCGATCTCATTTCCGTTAGTAATCGAATCTGCATTTGTCGGGATACCATTTGCTACAGGGTTACTTTCAACCCAAACATCAATATCGCAGGTCGGAGTATTGCCCGCAAGCTCGGCAACTTGCCAGCCTGTGATCCTGACACTCATCGCAGTTGGAAGGAAGAACCCGCCAAGCACACCAGTCGGGAGCGCACCTGAACCGCCGTGGAACGTGAGTGAAATTCCACGATCCGTCACTTGTGCAATGCCCGACTTGATCCATTCCCTTGTGTCGGTCAGGGTAATGTTGCCTGCTACGATAATGTAAACCGTGGCAAGTGGAATCTGCCATTCCACGCCATCAGTCTGTGTAAGCGCAGGAACACCACCGCCTTCCGCACCAGCCACCCTCTCTACTCTGACGGTTTGAGCGGCAAAATCTTTAGTAAGGACGATTCGATCATAGCGTGGGTTAGTGACAGGCGAAGGCACAACAACATTCAAGGAGGCATCATTCTCGTACCATTTTCCGTCAACCAATGCGGCTCCGGTATCCACGGAAACAGGCGAGGTCACACCCGTAACTTCAAGCTCATTCTCATAGTTTTTCAATACGCCTTGCAGGGTGCGATCAACCTGAAAGAGCTTTCGCCAAACATCCGTCCACTCGTCGTCGGTGTAAGGTCCCGCATCTCCTGTGATAGTTCCACCCCACGGCAATGATTCTTCGCCCATGTTACGCTCCTATCTGAAAGTCGAGGAATTTCATCTTGCCTTGATCCTCGGCATAAACAATCTTTACGGAATAAACTTCACCGCAGGCATCACAACGCCCCTCGCCTTTGGTCGGTCCACTTTTTAATTTCATGCCCCTTTTTACAGGCGTTTTTCTATCTCCCTTTGCGATAATATCTGTTTGCTTGATCCTGCAATTAGGGCAGACATGACGTGCTCTGAAAATCATCGTCCCTCCTTATATCCCAATGAAGCGAGTGTAATAAGAAATTACGATCTGAGAATTTTCATTCGCCCCACCGAAACTCACATCAATTTGATTATTTCCATCGGGAGCTTCGGGATCAGGAGCGATGTGAAAAGTTCCAAGATCACTGTCTGTTGAAAGCGTACCTACAAGATCTGTTCCCCCGCCATTCGTGACAGCTTTATTTCCATACTCAAGCGTGATGGTGACAACTTCCCCTTCATCAATGTTGTACTCAAGCTCGAGTTTTTCATCCGTAGTGATGTTCTCGACCACAGGATTTTCCATTGGGCCAGTAAGAACAATCGTCGGATAGGTTAGCCAAGTTCCTGTGTAGCTGATGGTGTCGCTTTCCTCAATCGTAGAAATACCGAACACCATATCATCACCCGGAACCAAAGTCACAGGGAAAACAAGATGGGAATAGGTCGGCAGGGAAAATGTAAGGCTGTCTTGATCGGGGTCAAAAAATGTAGGATCGTGGCAAATGAAACGAAGCACCTCAGTAAAACCAAACTCATCCCACTCGTTCAATTGGCGAGGTCGGAAGCGAGGTCCTTCTTGAATAATGGCATTGATGTCGAGCCTTGTTCCATCTGGAAAGGTCTTGCGTAAAATCCCCGGTTCAAGCAACCCGCCTGTCTGCCGATTAGGTCTAACGAAGTCTATGAGATCACGCCTTGCATCCCAATAGCCCTGTCGGTTGCAATCCTGTCGACGGTGAACCAGTTGAATTACCCTTGGTCGAAGGAAATAATCTACAAGCGTCTCACCATGCTGGAAAGGTCCACGCTGAGTTCGGTAATCAATCGGGGGCATCCCCTCGCCTTCAAAGGAAAATAGGAAATGATCAACCTCGTCATTGAAGTTGTACTGCTCACCGTCAGGCGAGATATAGAAGTCAAACTCGATTATGTTATGCCTGCGTTTTCTCACTGCATCCTCGCTAGGGTAATCAATGCGCTGATATCATCCCTGATCTGTACGGGCGACTGAGGATCAAGGTAATTGGCATTCACGTCGAAGTTGTAATTTGTAGTTCGAGAAACAGGAACCGCCGAAGGTGCGGCGACCTGCTGAGGTTGTGTCATGGAGTAAGCAGCCGACATGACATTTTCAATGTTACTCAAACCTGACGCTAACCCTGCGGCGAACCCACTCATTACATTCTCACCAATGCCCTCAAACACCTTGGATGGTGAGGCAATTCCGAATAACTCCTTGAACCAGTCGGGCAGTTCATTGAGCTTTTCCTGTATCCATCCCTGAATACTCGCCCATACTTCCTTCATCCCATCCCATAAACCTTGAATGAGGTCTCTACCTGCCTGCAAGAAGGTGTCGATTTTTTCTCCGACAAGTCCAACCAAAACGTCGATAGATTCTGGAATGGTGACAGTCCATGCTTCTTTGATCTCGTCGATTTTCTCAACGATTGCTGCTCTGGCTGTTTCAATGTATCCCGGTAGAGTGACCCAAAACCAATTGGCGATCTCACCTGCGACTTCTTGCATACCTATCCAGATATTCGTAACGGCAGTTTTCAAGGTCTCCCAAACTGATCCAGCGTAATATTGCAAGTTGGCAAGGTGCGTTTGAATACCGCCGATCAGGTTCAACATGAACAGGGAGAAATTGAGCACAAGCTCATCTCGTGCGGTGCGTAATTTTTCCAACCCATCCTCTTTGAATTCATCCCATTTTTTACGCCAGATTTCCAAAAGCTCCTGCCATTTTTCTTCGATCTTGAGTTTGAGGTCTTCCATCAAAGTGTCGATGTTTGTGCCTAATTCGGCGGGGTCTGGAATACCCAAACCGCCAACGGTAGGTCCCATACCTGCCCTTGCGCCGACTGCTCTCGGTGCGGCTTGTGCGGCTTGGATTTGTAATCGGGCGAGTTCTTGAAGTTGCCTGACCAACTGATCCTGTAAGGACACTTGCTCCTTGAGAGCCGTTTCCTTTTCCTTGGCAACTTCAAGGTCCTCCTCTGCGAGTTCGGCTTCTTCCCTCGAAGCGAACATGGCATCTTCAGCGGCTTCGATCTCGGCGGCTTTCGCTTTCAGGATATCGTCACTTGCGCCTGCTCGTCTGAGTTCGTTGTACTCGGCTACCAGCTTCGACACCATCTTTCGTTGACGGTCTGCCTTTTCCTGCGCGGCATTCAGTCTCATCTGAGCTTCGGCTACACCCATCACTGCCAGTTCATAGAGATTGGTGAGTGCTGTTAGTTGGGCAATCTCGTCACCAAACTGTCCTGTCTGTTGAGCGATACGCTCGAAGGTTCGATCCGTAATAACTCCAACCGTTGAGAGGTCACGAGAAATCTGTTGTGAAATTTCGGAATAGCGATCAACCATTTCCCTTGCGCTGATCTCGCCAGCGGCGACCATAAGGTCTAATGCCTGTTTCATGGGTCGCTGTGCTTTTTCCAGAATGTTGAAATCGGCTTGCTGGAAACCTTCGAGATAGGCGTTCATCGCTTCCGCACCCCATTTATCAATATCGGGGAGTATTCTCGGCGGGGATCCTGGTCCAAGGAAGAAACCGAAGATAGCGGAAATCTGATTGAACACTGTTGTGAGGACTGTGGCGATGGCATTCATCATACCGATGGCGAAGTTGGCGATCAATTCAAAACCCCAAGTAACAGCCTTGTCGATGAAGGTCCAGAAATCAGTCTCAGCTTTGCCGAACCAGTTATTGATGATCTGAGACGCTCGACTGAGGGCATCTCCAACCTTCTCTGCAAACCAACTTACAATCGCCCCAAGTTTTACAAAAATGTTGAACAGCCAACCGCCTTCACGGGTAGCGGCGGCGAAGGGTTCAATAATGTCACCCATCACTTCAAATAAATCACGCATCGCAGGCGCTAGTGCATCACCAACTCCTTGTTGAATATCGGACACAAGCCCATCGAAACGCTCCATCTGACCGCCGAGTGTGTTGAGATGAGCTTCTTGATAAGCAGTTGATTCTCCTAATTTATCAAGTACCTCGGTAACGGCAACCACCTGCCCTTCGATCTCGACCAACCCATCACTACCTTCTTCCATCGCCTTGCCAAGAGCTCCGATCCAGTGAGTTGCGTCTTTGCCTGTCATGGCTTGCAGTTCAAGGGATGCATTTACAATTTCGTTGGCTTGGCTGAGATCGTCCGTTGCGCCTACCAGAGCACGTGTGAGTTCTGCCTGACGTGCGGTGCTAACGCCTCGCTCCATGAGCAAGGCATTTGTTTCTGCCAGTTGTCCAGCTTCCAGTTGGAAAGCGGCGGTAAGCGAGCGCGTCTGAAATTCAAGCTGACGCGATTCTTCCGTCGCCATCGTAAGGTTCGCAAGGTAAGCTCCAACGGCAATGACCACACCAGCAAGTGCGGCGGCGAGAGCAACAAGGATAACAACAAGTGCGGCGATCACGACGATGGTGGCGGTGATCGTAACCCCAATGGCTGCGAGAACGAGTTCCATTGTTGTAAGCCCGGACACCACAGAGCCGACAGATTGTGTCATCCCACCTGCCTTTTGGGAGAAAGCATCAATTCTACCCGCAAAGGCATCTACCCCTGCTTTGGTTCTTTCAAGTTCTTCATACAGGTCGCTTACATCTGCCTTGCCGAGGTCAATATCTCCAACGTCCGCTTCCTTTGCGATATCATCCACAGCCTGAGTAATGTCGTCAGCGGCACTCGTCCAAGATTCGTTGACTGCTTTCGCCATATCGCTTGATTTCTTGGAAAAAGCATCGGTCACTTTTCCGGCGGCTTCAATCGCTCTATCAAATTCTTTGCTGTTCTCGGCGGCAAATGCCACGCCTACAAGTGTTAGATCGGGCATATCACTTCCTCTTGACCGCTTGTGCTACGGCGGCTTCACCGTGTTGCCTCACCATTTTATGAAGCCTGTACCAAGCGATTGCCTTGACTTTAAACCAAATGGGATAGCCACCATCCTCTAAAGATTGCTCCCAGCGGAAAAGATCAAGACCCGCTTCAGAGGCGGCTTCCCATTGTTCAAAGTCTAACGAGTATGTGATTGCTGTTGAAATTGCACCGGGAAGGGCTACTTCCCAAATGTTCTCATTCCACCTCTTCACCTTGAAAGGATTCCATCTGCCGTCTGACAGCCTCCTCGGAAACACCACTCAGGGTGAGGATTTTGAAAATGTCGTCCGTTCCAATGACGACCAATTTCTTGTAGATGAACTCCCTTTCCATAGGATCTTCGAGGTCGTACTCACTGAGATCAAGTTGACCTATTTTTTCTAGGTATTGCAATTTCGTCAGCCACGACTCATCTTCTGGCATACCATCAACCAGTTCGACGCCAAAAAGGATCATGGCGTCAATCGTGGCTTCTCCCCGTTTCTTAGTCGCCTCTGTTTTGGCTTTCAAATAATCTGGATCAGCTGGGTTAGGTTCGTCCCTTTCCTTATCCTCATTGTAGAACATCGGCACATCGGGATCAGGATATCGTGCCGTTACCTTGTCAATGAGGTTGGAGGCGACTGCCGAAATCTTAGCCTTGACGCCTGTGGACAACACCACGATGTTGCTGTCACCTCCAACCTTTTGCTCCTTTGCTACCTCAATTACGGGTGCAGATTTTTTTGTTGAGGTTTTCGCCTCTTCCTTTTTATCGGTCACTGGTCATCTCCTTGTGATTAGCCTTCTCCGAGTAAGATAACGCCGTCCGAGCCGTCATCTGCTAGCCCACCCGCGACCACGATGTTAGGATCATAGGGGCAGGCGGCGATGGCTGTGAACTGGTCATTGGCGGGGAGACTGCCTGAGTGTTCTGGCATAACTCGCCACTGGTGACCACCATCGTAGGTTCGCAGAATTCGTGCACGCGGTGCGGCGGTTGAATGGCTGGCAAATCCGACACTGGCGGTTGCGAAGGCAATATCGTAGACCACTCCAGCACCCGATCCGGGGAATGCCTTTTCCGTCCAAGTATTCCCGCTATCGAGCGTGTAGTAAATCCGACCATTGCTTGTTCCGACTAACCAGTGGGATGTGCTGAGCATCCAGACACAATTCAGATCGACACCGATTGCAACGGGATTGGTGTTGGACGCTGCCCACACCGAACCGTTTGTGGTGTAGATCACTGAACCGTCATTCCCAACTGCGACCGCGTAGTTTTCCGAAAGAGCGTGAACAGCGTTGAGCTGTGCGATGGTTGCTACGCCTGCATCAAGGACGGTTACACCTGCCGTTGGGTCTGTGGATTGATAGACATAACCCATATCACCAACAATGAAGGCGACTGTTGAAACCGCCCAAATGTCATTTGGTTCGCTTCCTGCGACAAAGCCGGTCTGAACCCCGGTGAAAACTGGATCGCTGACCGTGTCGAACTCATCTTTGTCTGCGTATGCCAAACCTCCGTATGCATTGGAAATTGCCACGACGTACCCGCCAAGGCAGGCAATACCACTTGCCGCCTGTGCGGTTGAGAACGCCTCAATATCATGTGCGTACCAGTTGGCACCCCGATCGATGGAATAAACCACATCGGGTGGGGTTCCGGGTGATCCACCTGCGGCTGTCGTGACTGCAAAAATCTTGTAGCATCCATCGCTCAAGTCCTCGCACTCACCGCAGGAAGGAACGTCGCAGAACACAATATCGACGATCTCATTGGTGACGATATCACTTGCCCTTTCAGCGAAGTCGAGCCTTACAACCTCGTACATCTCAATGGCAGAAATATCGCCTGTTTCATTGACCAATGCACCTTCATCTGACTGAAGCGATCCAAGGTCATCGGTTGAAAAATTCGTCAACCCCGCATCTTCAAGGATCAGGATTTTGGTGAAGTCGTTGAAATCGTTAGGGGCGACACACTTCCCCATGTGAAGCTGAATGTCGATTGCACAGCCAATCTTCGCCAGCCTCAGCAATTCCGATTTCAGGTTCAGGGCATACCGACCAACGAGCGAAGTCGTTGCTCGTCCTACTTGACCTTTGACAGAATCAACCTTGTCATAGGCATTCATCTGTGAAGGACTTGGAAGCTCGATATCTTCTCGATCACCGAACGCTTGATCCAAGCCAGTCAATTTCAAGGTGTATTCGTAGGACGGTGCGTGGTCAGGTCGAGCACGCCCTTCAATGAGCCAAACTCGCGTAAAGCCAGTTTGCGCGACATCAATATCGCTCACATTGCACCTCCTAAGTTATTTGGAGCGCAGTTCCGCGCGTCGTCTGGTTCTTTCGAGTTTGAAAAGCGTGACGATCCTTCGCTTGAGAACACGATGAAGAATATGAGTCACACCATTCTGTGACTTCATTACATCTTCAAAGGTAAACATGTTGGCTTTGACTAATTCGTTATGTATCTCCT